AGAATTTTTGAACAATACATCAAAGCCATTGACAGTTTTGTTTGATACAGTAAAAAAATCTCCTGTTGCCATATTTTCTGCTGTAATTCCTACTGCATAATTAACAGATTTGTATGGATTTGTAAATGTTACAGTTTTAGTTCCAGCACCTGAAGTTATATTATTTTCACTAAATATTCTGTCTGGCATATCAATCGTTACTGATACTTCTGATACAACAGGAGTAGAAGCTAAATCTCTTGAAATTAAAACAACTCTAAATTTAAAATATCTAGCTGTATAATCTCCAATTACAAATGTTTGAAAAGCTGTATATGTAGAATTATCATCAGAGGTTGCTATTTCTAAATGTGCATTTGCATTAGCTGGTGTATCTCCATCAAAGTTTGAAGAAGCATCGTCAAAATCTCCACTTCTATTATCAAATAAATCATCAGGATTGTCAGAGGATTGTGATAAAGTAGCTGTAATTCTAGCTGTATGTTTAGCACCTATATCTATAACATCTGCAAATAAATAATTACCACTTGCAAAAAAATCAGCATTGGCAACACCTGAATCAAAGAATCTTGTAGTTTCATCATCAAAATCTCCACTAGCTGCATCGAATAGTTCTGATGAATCTAATCTAATTGTATTATCAGAGATAAGTGTATTTGTTAATGTTCCAGTAAAATTAGGGTGTTCTGATTGAGTTGCTACTGCGTTAAAATTTAATACAGATGTTACATTAGAAATAACAGCAGTTGCATTAGAACTAAAGTTGCCTAATTTATCTACTGCTTTAATAAGATAAGTTCCTTGTCTAGCTGGTACAGAAATAGATGTTGCTGGTCTTGATATTTTTTCTACTAAAGCTACCGAGTTTTCCCAAGTTGCACTACCATCAGTTTCTTTACTAAATCTTAAATTATAAAATGCTAAATCTAAATCAGGTATTTGTTCCCAACCTAAATGTGCTTCTTGTCCTACAATATTACAAGAAAAATCTGTTACATCACTAGGTGGCTCAATAGCACCTACAATAGTTCTTTGTGCAGATACATAAGTTGATGATACTCCTAATGTATTAACAGCTTTTACTCTTACATCATAAGTTGATTGGTCAATTACATTTAAGACTCTGTGATTTAATCCTGAACCTTGTGCATATATAATAAAATCTGAATCTGTACTTAATTTGTATTCTACTTGATAAAAATCTATAAACGAATCAGGAGAAGCACCTATTGCTACATCTAAAGCAACGATTACAGTTCCATCATTATATTCAATTAGTTGGTCAGTTAAAGTAACACTAGCTGGTGGTTGGATAGTAAATGGGTTAGGTAAATTAGTAGATGGTGTAGAACTAACTTGTGCTTTTGTTGCCCAAGTATAATGACTAGCCTGATACTCAACAAGAGATAATCCTATTGTAAAATCTTCATTAAAAGTTAAACCCATAACTCTAAATGCTTTAGCAGAAAAACCTAATGAACTATGTGTAATATTAACTATATCTCCTATGGCCAGATCATAAGCATCAAAGCTAACATTAATACCAAGTGTTAATGCTTCTCTTGATCTTCTTAAAATAACTTCTGCCATTTCTTCTGCTTGATATGGAGATGTTAAAGTTTTAAATGTAAATCTACCCTCTAATAAAAATCCACCATCAGCAGTTTTCATAGTTGCGTGTTTATCGGCAGTAGCATATCCACTATCATCTATTGCTGGGTACTGAACTTCATCTACCTGATAATTTCTTGCTGGATTAACAAAACCAACTATAACTCTGTTGTATCTTTCATTCTTTGTTGGAATAGATAAATTATATCCACCTATAATATCATCTTCTGTTAATGTTATTGCTGCACTTCCTGTTGTTTCAATAATTAATTTATATTTTCCATTTGTATATGGGAGATAACCTCTACAACCTTTTAATATTTCTCTAACATTATCTATAATTTTTTGTGATGTATCTATTGCAGCATTTGTGTCAAAAATATTTATATCACTAGCACCTGAATATGGTGTTACTTGTGTTTCACAAACAACTGAAGCATCATAGAAAGATTGTAAGTCTATTTCTGAAATAGCAATACCTTTTCCATATCTTTCATTTGTTAAGTAATCTAATAAACACCAAGCTGGATTTGTTTTATAAGCTGCTGTTTGTGCTGCTAAACCAGAATTATAAAATACAACTTTTTTACCTTGTATTTTTGCTTGAACTTTAGGTATCCCAGTAAATGCGTCTTGATTCCATTTAAACCTTAATGCTAAATAACATAAACCAGATAATTTATGATTACTTCCCCAAGATGATAATGTTGATAATAAAGATGATGCTGATTGACCATCTGTTCCAAAATGAGGTTCTACTCTAATTAAACTTTCTGAATCTTTATAAAAATTACTATCTCCACTTCCTACTTCTACTTCTGTTCCATCTGATAATGTACTTGCCCAAGTTACAGCTTTATCATCTACTCTTATTTCTTCTATATCATTTATCTCTCCCTCTGACATAACAATTGCCATATATAAGTAAGTATTATCTGTTCCTGAAGTTTCCATAAAGACTCTAGTTCCACCAACAAGTCTTTCTCCAAATATAACAGGAATATTTGCGTCATTAGATTGTTTATTTAATAATAAACCTCTTTCAAAATCATCAAATTCGTTTGTTCCAAAATCTTCTATTTCAGGAACTTTTGGTCTTAATACCCAAGCTAAAAATAATGTAACTCCTAAAGATACAAGAGGATTGCTAGAAAAAAAACTTGTAACTCTACTTATTGCTCGTGTTACTGATTTGAATAAACCCATTATGCTCTACCCCATTTAATATCTTGTACTGTTTGAGATGCAAAATCCATACCAACATCTGTACTAAAAAATCTTTGTTGAGATGTATTATTAGTTTTACGACCATTCTTTTTTTCAAAGTCTGCCCAATGTGATACTATTGATAAACCAACTGCACTATCTTTTTCTCCCTCTTGTATTTCAAAACTTTCTATTTTACCTCGATATAATAAAAATGGGTCAGCAATTAAACCATTAGAATCATTTAAAAATCCTCTAAAAATATCTACATTATCATTAACTACATTTTCATTTAATACTGTTGAGATAAATGTTTGGTCTGCACCTGATAAATTAAGATTTACACTTGATTTAGTAATATCTGTTTCCTCTGTATGATTAGATATACCTAATATAAAATCACTAGCTGCGTATGTAACTGATGAGCCTGATACTGATGATGTTAATGGAAATGAACAATCTGTGATATTAACAGGAGTACCAAAGCTAATAGTGATAAGATGTACTGGTCGAATATCATTTGTTGCTAATTCGTTCTTTACTGCTGTTGTCAGACTTCTCGTCATATTCCTCGTAAGTTGTTTGTGTTACACTTTCTGAACCTTTTAACATAGTATAATCAAATTTGCTATTAGGTTTCTTATACTCTTTTAGATCGTTAATATTACTATTAATTTCATCTTCATTAACAATAGCTTCAGCAATAAAATCGGCAGTTATCTTATGGGTTATTTTATATTTTTTCACTATAAAGATTCTTCTACATCAAACTCAAATTGGTATAAAAACGCACCATCTTTGGCTGTACCCACTGCACCAAATTCTTGAACATCATTTGTAAGGTGTACTGTAAAAGGAACATTATCATAAGTAACTACTGAATCATCTGCAAGTGCTACAAGTAAAGGTGGCTCTATTGTAACTGTTGCTGCATTACTTGAACTTGTTACATCTGATACGACCATATAAACTTTATCGTGTGAAGCAAACTTTATAAAATCTCCAGCTTTAAATCTACCAGCACCATCTCCAGCAAAAGCATCACAAGTAATAGTCGTATCTCCAACTGCGTGAACTCCATTAACTAATACAGTTCCTGTTTCATTACCTCTTGCATCTTCTATTTCTGGTGGGATTATTGTAAAGTTTTCTTTACCTGATCTTTGCTTGACTATAAAAGCCATTAAATCTCCATAAACATCTGATCTAGTTCCTGTAACTATTCTAACTGTAAATCCAAATCTTTGATTATCTATTTGTCTTGCAAGTTTTTTACCAGACACAGATTTAGATATAATTGTGTTTTGGATAGATTTAATACCCATTGTTTCAAACTTTGCAGATGATATTGGAAAAGCACCAGACATTATATTAAATTTCTACTCCCTCTTTCATTAACTGCGTTATTAATTATTTGTGTAATAGTTCCTCTGTTTCTTACTAATAGATCGTCAAAACCACTTGCATCTAAAGTATTAATATTAAAATTAACTGTTGTTTGTCCACCACCAGTTCCTCTAGCAGCTTGTGTTATTTGTCCTGTACTGTTAGGAATAAAAAGCTCTGCCCCATTTTCGCCAGTTATCACTGGCTGTCCTTTTGATACTGCACCACCTTTAGCAAAACCTAAAAAAGAACTTGCCATTCGTACTAATGAACTTCCCATATTATCGCTACCACCAGCACTAGCAGATTGTTGTTTTCTTTTTTCATCTGTAATAAGTTTTTCAATAGATAATTTTTTTAATAGTTCAACAGTTTGTGCGTGTTCCATAGCAATCTGTATTGATTGTCTTGCTATCTGTTCAATTAATATT